CCAGTCATTGTTAGTCTTTCGGTTGTCCTACCTGTGACATTTGAAAACGTAATCAGGTCAGACCAACTACTGTCATTTGCTGACTCTTGAATCTTGACCGTAGCAGTTCCAGAGGCAATCGAGAATGCTTGAATATATCCGAGCGCACCAGAGGATGATGAAGCTGATTGATCGACTGATGCGAATGAAGCTGCGCCTGTGGAAGCTTTTCCTGTCGTAAGCGATACGCCCCATTCAACAGGTGTTGCGTTTCCCTGTACCGACGCTGAAAACGTTAGTCCACCATCTGCTGTTCGCGATCCATCGTAATTGATCTGCTTACCTACAAGTCCCGCACCTACGTCACCAACCGAACTTCCCATCAGAAACATGGCATGTTGATCGGATGTTGACAGGCTGGACAGAGCAGCGTGTTCCTGGTTGGACGCGTCGTTAAAGAATGAATTGAACTCTATAAGCCCATCACTATGCGTCAGCAACCTGTCCTGCGCTGATTGATTTATAGATGCAACCTCAACAACTCCCCTGGGTGAAGATATTGAATTGATCGCACCAACATCCCCTGACAGGTCATACCCGCCGAAATAAAATTGATTGCCTAACCCTGATTTCTTAGCCATAGTTTTTTAGGGAGCGATGCTCTCAGCCTCCAGGTCTTGTAATTCTAAATTAAATGAGATCGTCCGAAAAGTGTTCCCGCTTATCTCCGACCATCCAACTGCTGCCAGTGAAATATCTAAGTCAGTGACGTTCCCACCTAATTGAGCGTCACCATAGAAGCCCGATTGGATTGCACGACAGGCGTTCCATATTTCCAACTCTAAATTCTCACGCGCTTTCGCTCCTGCTGGTACTCGCCAGAAGCAACGAACCGTCCAGATTTGCGTAACCATTATCTTGTTGAGCGTTTTCGTTTTCGTGCTTTCACCTGTGAACCAGGCTGCGCATACCCTGTCGCCAGATGGAATCGACAACGGCTCCCCGATTAATACGACTTGAAAGTTGGGAGAACTATTCGCCTCAAGAATTGTCTTGATAGTTGTTACTGCTCCTGCTCGACTCATATCAAAGCGTTCCTAATCGGCTCTGCAAAATACTTGTCCTTTTCTTCGTTCTCAAGTTCCTTCCGAGCATTCTGAAACATACGGTAACCCTTGAAATTCGTAGTGTTGTTTCGCGAACTCGTTCCCTCAATCCAACTCGCATAAACAACATTCGCACCCTGGCGAACTAACCCTGCATCAGTCTGGGCAACCAGGTCACGCACCAATTCTCCTGAGATAGACCGTCGCAAATGTCCGGTCACAACTCCACGACCTTTATATAACTGACCTTTTATTCGCGCTTCTGAAACCAACGCCATCTGAGTAAGACCCTGGTTCACAGCATCACGCAATCTCTTGGGTGCTGAAATATCAAATAGCTTTCCCTTAACTTCTATTTCAAAACCGAGATCAGACATATATCGCAGTCTCCCGACGGTTCAAATAATGATTCAGCCGTTTAAGAATTTGACGTTCTTCAAATTGTGGATTTGTTAACTGCATCTCACCTGCACCCAGGGTCGCAGCAATACCTACGTCACGGCTTCGCCAGTACGTCCGGGCAACGTCCAGAGAGGCTTGAGCAACGTCCGAAGGGTACTTCCACCTGTAATAAGCTACACCTCCGCTGTGTGTCGCAGCAGTGGTGCCGTTAACGCCACGTATGACTGTCAGGTTGTTGCCTGATACCGCAGTTACATATAACTGTTCACTATCTACAACCAGGGTGTCCCCGACATAAGTCGTTGACCCCGATGCCACTGAAACCGATGTAGTGCTGGTGCTGCCGATAGCATCAATAGTTGATATGGAAGCCTTATCGTCCTGCCAGCCCCAGGTTCCTAAAATCGTTAACGTCTGCTGACCACCGTAGAGGCTGTCCGTCGTATCTTCTTCCAGTTTCAAAATTGTCTTGGGCGTGGAGTTATAAGGTTCTAGTAAATAATCATTTCCAATGCCTGACGTTAAGACCGTGTTCGCCGACCTACCCGTGTCGTGATATGCGGTTACAGTTGTTGCGGAAATCAGCCAGTCATCCAATGGAACAATTCCTGCACCTGATAACTTCGATGACCAGTAATCAGGATATGAAATGGAACTGCTGACACCTGCTAAAGAATCGTCACGCAACGCACCGCTTCCCAAGTCGTAAGACCTGGTTGCTGTTCGCGCTCCGAATGACCGTCCTGCATATTGATCTATGCGTTGGGCAGCAGCCTCTAACACGCGAAGGATCGGAGCCTCGTCCGTGTCCCAATCCGTGACATGATCTGTCCCTCCCAGGTAACTGCGGAAGTCGTACACATTCGCGTAGTTGTGATAGGTCTGCGCCATTGGTTACTTGTCCTCGGTAGCCCCTGCGTTTTTATTGGATGCAGCCTTTCGTTTCTTTGTTGCTACTTTTCCAATAATTTCAAAATGGTTCGGGTATCTCTTTGCCCGTGCCTCATCCATCGTATATTCGCCTGTTGCGTTATATATATCATCGGCTACCTGCCGACCTTCAATACATCGCACTTTCACTTTTCCCATACTTACCTTTCATCAGAGCAGGTGACTCGCCCCGAAGGACGAGCCACCGTATCTGTTAGCTGCGAATGTCTTGGTCTCCGATTATCAGAACACCTTGAACCGCTGCTGCTGTTGCGTTCACCAGAACAGTTTTCACATGAGGCTTGCCGTTCGGAATTTCAAAATCAACTTGAACAGTTGATCCTGAGTCTCCGCCAGCTTGCGTCATCTGAGTTATTGCTGCGCCAGTAATGTCTGCGTAAGAACCACCTGATGTTGCCGATGACTGCACTTTACAGTCCAGCGTTCCAGATGAACTAATTACGCCTACCGAAACAATCAACGCTGCCTTTGAGTAACCAGTTAAGTCAATCGCAGATGACGTTGTAGTCCCTGCTGATTTACTAATCGGAGCAAGAGCAACATTGATTCCTATTCGATTCGCGAGTTGATTAAACCGTGGCATAAGAACTCCTATTACTGAATCTTAAAGATTCTGAATGCGTCTGCCAAGCCAACTCGACCGTCATACCGTGACCGTGCAAAGAACCCAACCTGGTCATTTGCAACATAGATGGAATCGTCACGTCGCATGGACATTCCGATTCGGTCAATCAGGTAGTAGTTACTGAAGTCGCCGATTGCGCCGACCTCTTCATTCGTTGCAATAGCTGCTGCATCATCCCAACCAGTCCCGTCAAACAGGAGAGTTGGTTTGCCAAGCAAAGCCTCTGCGGGAGCAGATGTAAGTGACCCTTTCGACGATGTAACGTCGAGAGTGTTTACCTGCTGCATGAAGCTGCTCGTTGTCGATACCGAAGCATTCGCTCGGAACTGTGCAGGAAGGTCAAAGTACCACGTCTGGATGTCGGCAATGGAAACAGCATTGTTCGCGTCCGTGTCCGTACCGTCAGTCGCCGAAGTCCTGAGTCCTTCTGCCTCACCGGAGCCATCACCCTCGATCAGTTGTTGATCTTCGTAACGCCCCTGCGCCTCACCGAAAATCTGTGAGAGTAATGCTGGAAGGTTGATCGCTGAATCTTCAAGAAGTTCATTGGATACCTTCACAGTGCCACCAGCCTTGCGGATGGTAAAAGTTACCTGTCCGACTGTTGGCGTGTTGTCACCGTAAGCAGCTTCCTCTGCGATGGCAGCCCATGAAACGGATGCCAGGGTTGGGAGGTAGCCATCTTTCAATGACGTAGTTATGACCGTGCAACGAGGTCGATGCACTCCACCGGGAACTCCGGTGTTGTGGATTAACTGAGTGCGAAATTCTTCTGGAACGAAGTATCCACCCTCATTGTCAGTGCCTTCTTGCATCGCCTTGATCTCATCAGTGTCAGCCATCTGCCAGAACTTCTGAGCGTTAGGTGATCGGTCACGGAACCATTTTGTCCACGTATCTTTGTAGAAGGTTTCTTCCTCTTTGAGGTTGTCACCCATCTGATCCCGTACCCATATCGGCTGGACTGCTGCTGGTAGACCCTTGACCCAATTCTGGGGTTTGTAGTCATTGCGGTAGTCCTTACCTTCATCGGCAGGGTTGTAGAGCTTTGCTTCCTCGTAACTCAACGGAACCGAGTTAGTCGGCTTGTTNAACTCACCAGTAAGCGTTTNCAGTTTGCCCTTCTCAGATTCAAGGGCATTCGCAAGTTCGGCTTTCGCCGTTGCGTCCTCTCTGGCTTTTACACCAGCTTCTAATTCGCCTTTGTCCAAAGCCTCGTCGGATGCCTTAAAAGCAGCCGTAGCTTCTTCGCGAAGTTCATTCACTTTATCCATTACTTTTTGCCTTTGTAATGTCTAGTTTTAGTAACTCCATTGCGACACTCACACGCATCTTTTCTATCTCCGTGTCAGAGGCAACATCGGGTTCTTCCGGTGTCGTGTCTGAGGCAGACTTAGCAGTAATCGTCTGAGTGTCAGGTGATGCGCCACGCAGGACAGGAGATACCTCGACCCAATCGAGGTTCTTTATCACGCGCACGTTTTCACCACCATCAAGTCGTTCAAGATCGTCCTCTAATGCCCGGAATCCCACCGACCATTCTTTGACGCTCCCGAACTCTACGTCAGCGAAGGCTTCGCGCCCTCGCTGTGTATTCAAATTGAATTGCATGACAGCCTTTAATCGTCCTTGCTGTCGTGCCGTTTCGTCATCTTGAGATAGCTGTATAGGAGCAGCATCGATGACCTTGCCAACCGGAGCAGACTGATCGTGAAACCAAGCAACTGATTGACCGCCTTTCTGAATAGACTGGTCAAATGCTCCCAATTCGATGATCTCACCGTCGTGGTCTACCACGCCCATTGAGTTGACGTATGCCTCAACAATACCCTCTGCTGCATCCACCATGCTGACTTCTGATTTTACGGTCTTATAAATTAGTTCACTCATTCGGTTACTCCAGAAATTACTGCTGCGAAAGCCCTGGTGCAGTTTGGGTGCGCTATCGGATTGTCCAATGCCCAGTCTAGTGATTGTGTTGTGTCTGAGTAAGGAGCGCATAACTCATCATCATCTCCGTCCCTCACGATGACTTCCGTAACACCAGCCCCCCGATAACGCGCGGCGGTCGATGCGTTTTGCGAATGGGCAATTTCTGTCCTCGCAATCGCACGCGATCTGTTCTTGTACGTTTCGCGCACAACGCTGCGCAATCCTGCGTAGTCATCTTTCGGAACGCCCCTTACTATCTGATCTATGCTATATCCTCGACCAGTCCCTGTGCTAATTTGTGACCGGATTGCAGAACGAGATACATCATTTATTTTAGAGCCAGCACCACGCAAGCTATTCTGGAGGATTGGTAACTCTGGGTCGAATGGCATTGGTTTGAATATCCCTGCTGCTTCGATAACGTCCCAGGTGCGCTTCATGGTGTCTTTCAAAACAGGTGACATGGTTGCTGCCAGTTGAGCATCTGCTGCAAGGGGAATAATTGTTATTTCGTTAAACGGCATCTGAACATTTTTCGTATCTGCCTCATCATCTGACAGGTATCGTCCGATGATTCCATCCGCTCTGTTTAGCTGTTCTCTAAAATACTTTTCCAATACTCGTTCAAGCCTGTCCACTTCTTTTTCATAGGACTGCTCTAACGGCTCCAGTAAACGATTCGCACCTGTCTGCGTCAGGGCTTTCACTTCCTTGACCTCAACGCCCTGTAACCCACGGACAGCGAGAGTTGTAGGCAGGTAGCCCGTATGCTGCATGTCGGTATCTATACCCGCTGTCTGCAACGCCGACTCCGGGGTGAACCCGGCGTTAATAAGCTCCTTCGCAATCTGCGCTCTTGTCAGTTGTCGCTGGACTAACGCAGTCTCATCTTCCTGCAACGCCTTCACCTGGCTGAAATCAAACCCCAGGTATCCACGCTCGGATGGGAACTCAGGTTGCAATAAACCAGCCATGAACTGCTCGATCCTGCGATATAGCGGGAGTAATGTTTCTTCCCAGAAGGATTCGCGGGCTTCTCGATAATTGCTGTACGTGCTGCGCTGTAACCCTGTATTAGCACCGACCAGGATTGCAGGAACACCGAATGCCGAACAGATACGTGTCTCAGACAACGCCCGAAGTTCCGGTATCTCCATCTGTCCAATCGGACTTCCCATCGTTTCGTATGATGCGTCCTCGTCCAGGATGGCAATCCTGTGCCAGTTCTTATTGCCTCTGAACTGCGACCGCCACTGGGTACGCAGCCGATCAGCCTCGTCCTGGGAACCGATCTTTCGTTTCAGCTTCAATATGCCTGATGGAACACCCGCATTGTTGAAGAACGCCCTTGTGAAATTGGTGGCATCCGTATCCAGTGAAATCTGCTTGAGCAAGACCTGTAACGGACTCAGCCCGTAGAAGTCGTTGTTCGGGTTGGGAAACTTAAGATGACCCACATCTTCTGCCGGGATGAAATAACGTGTCCCGCTTACGTCATACGAGTAACCCTTCCGAGGAACCACCTGCACTCGATCAGGTCGCAGCAGCATCAGGGAAACAACTCCGACCCCTGCCCGTTCTTTCAGCACATATGCGTTCCCTGCGATCTGTAAATGAGTTATCAGGGATTCCAGAAAATCGTATTGCGTAAAGTCTGCTGCTGGCTGCTGGACAAGCTGTGCGAGTGGAGCGTTGAGTATCTTTTCCTTGTCATCGTCATACAGGCAGAGATTCGCTTCGGCAGCAGATGTGGCGATCTCGCGTATACAGGCAAACACCAATTCATTCTCTGCGTATCCTCGCTGCGAGAAGCTGGCATAGTTCGCGTCTGGGTACGCTGGCAGATTCGCGGTCGTATTCATAATGCTTGTGACCGCAGAACCTTCGTACTGTTGCTGCTTGCCTAAAAGCCGATCAAGAAAACTCAAAGCCACACTCCGATCCCCGGTGATCTGTCCTGGTGGTAAACCGCAAGGGCGAGCGCGCAAACGCCATCGTCATGTAACCCTGTCGGGGCTGAGTATTGTGCGCCAGTCCGTGTGTAAACATATTCAAAACTTAACAGTTCGTTCAGCAACAACCCTTCTGGAAACGTAATCTGACGCTGCTGGATAGCAACCGCCAGCCGTTCCATAAGCTGCTGCTTAGAACTGCTTGTAAATTTGAACCCCTCAAAATTCGTCCCGGCTTTTGCGAGGAACTCTATTATCGCATCGCCTACACCCGTGCTGTCAACTAATGCTGGTTTTTCACCCGTAGTGTTGACAATACGTTTCAGCGTTTCTTCCCAGGGTGCTTGCCACCGCTCAGACCTGCAAACATTCCCTGACTCGTCAAGCCCGATACCCCATGTCCAATCCACGGATTTCGCCAAATCCCAACCCCAGACAACAGGCTCCCTATCCGACATTAAACCGACGCATGTATAGATCGCCTCGATACCGAATGGGTTGCCTTCATCGTCACTCGGTTCTGCCAGGTAAAGTTCACGAAAGACATTCTCAGGCAGGTCACGCTTTGCTTCTGCTACCTCGTCACCAGCCAGCACGTCTGCCTTTATAGCGTCAGCAGCGGTGATCTTCGTGTATCTCCACCCAGGTATTCCACTCTCTGCCTTTCGCGCTAATTGATACGCCCAGTTCTTGCGCCCCTTGACGTTCCCGATGATGCGTATAGCACCCCTTGTGGCGGTCAACGTTGAGCGTACAGCGTGCCACACTTCTTCCTTGCACCTTGTAGCCTCGTCGATGACTACGCCGTACACATCCTCGCCGTAGAGGGANTCAGGCTTGTCGCCACCCTTGAACCAGATCGTTGATCCATTGGGCAGGGTGATTGTTAAGTTGGAGTTATTGGCAATATACTGACCCTCGCCCAGCCCTGCTTTCAATCGCCGAAACGCAATCTCAGACTGTCCGTATATCGGAGCCACCCACCAATAGTTCTTATTGAGTCCGTTACCTTCCATCGCCTGTTCAGCAAGCCATACCATGCACCCGACAGTCTTGCCTGATTTCGTAGATGCCTCGACCACGCTATATCGCTCATCGCAGAAGATAGCTTCTCGCTGCTTGTCGTATAGCCAGGGCTGTGTGTATCTGATGCGTTCTTTAGTTGTCATCGTCCTCTGGTAGAGCCAGCAATTCCACTGGGTTCATATCTATCGTGAAGTCACCCGGCATAAGCTGTACGACTGGCTTGTTACGCCAGGCATCACCGCCACGTCGTTCCAGCCAGAACATCATGGCTTTCACGTCACCGTTTATCGCTCGGTCGTACAGGCGTTCAGCGACCTTCGCATTAGCCTTCGCAGTCGCCTCGTCGAGTTCGTGCCTGTAATACTTCGTGAGCGTGTTTCGATCTATCTGTATGACGAGCGCAATATCGCTCTGCGGTATCCCGTAGGCAGACATGGCTTCAACCATCCTGCGGTGTTCTGCTGTGGGTTTATGCGCTGGCTGTGGCATGTTCTCGCTCCAATGCTAATTCCTCAAAAGTACCATCGTACCCTGACAGTACCGCCTTCTTGCCTGTGAACGCTTCCCATCGCTTCACAATCACATCGCAGTAGATCGGATCAATCTCTAAGCCGTAGCACTTACGTCCTGTTTTCTGTGCAGCGATGAGTGTTGTACCTGAGCCGAGGAAGGGGTCGAGTATGATGCCCGTTCGATGGTTGCGAATCGCTCGCTCCATGCACTCGACTGGCTTCTGTGTCGGGTGTAGTTCATTCCTGTGTGGCTGCTCAATATCCCACACTGTAACCTCGTTGCTCGCCCCTATGAAGTTGGCAGAACCTTTGACCGCATACAAGCATGGCTCGTGTTTCTGACAGTAATGTGCTGATGGTGCGCCGTAGTGTGCTTTGAGTTTATTCCAGATAATAAGAGCGCGTGCGTCGAAGCCGTTTTCTCTGACTGCTTTGTATACAGGCTCGGCGACACTGCCAGCGTGCCACACGTACCACGCGCCTGAGTCGAAGAACCCCGCTGCAACCTTCAATGCAGAATCGAATATCTCTGAGGTGTCATCGTTTATCAGTTTTTCACGTTTCTTGTCGTTCGCTTGCCCACCTTCATAGTTCACCCCGTATGGAGGGTCAGTCACAAGTAAATCAGCCTTTGCACCGTCCATAAGATACGCCACTGATTCTGCGTCGGTAGAATCGCCACACAACAAGCGGTGATGGGATTTCAGATTAAGGTTGCCCAACACGCACTCCTGGTTCGCCTGTGTAATTCTCCCATCGACGCACAGCAACATCGCAGTAGATGGGGTCAATCTCCATGCCGTAGCAAGGGACACCACGCTGCTCGCATGCAATTATCGTTGAGCCTGACCCTGCGAATATATCTAGTATGTTATCTGGCTTGCTGTTTTTGATCGCTCGTAACGCAAGTGCCGTGGGCTTCTGGGTTGGGTGTTTGTAATCAGTGTCTTTATCTACGTCCCACACATCGGAATCAGACCCGTCGAACCCACCGAAATAAAAACAGACTTCGTACTGCCCACGATAACCACGCCCTAGCCCGAAGTTGTTCTTGCGCCACACAATGACATCACGAGGCTCAAAGTTTATGTGCGACCAATTCTCAACACGCCCCCAGACATACACTTCCCTTGCTTCTGGGACTGCGTGGTAGAACTGCGTTGGGTCTTGATCGTCGCCTTTAAGTTCCATGTTGTTTCGCCCACCGTAACCGCCTAGTCCATACGGAGGATCGGTGAACACCATGTCAGCCTTTGTTCCGTCCATCAGGTATGCAACACTCTCAGCGTCCGTGGAGTCACCACATAGCAGTCGATGTTTCGATTTGAGTGCCAGGCTACCCACAGGGACACTCAACCATTTCTTTACCTATGGCGTAGTCGTATTCCTTACCGCAATCGTCACATTCGTAATATGCGCCTAGCAGCCACAGGTCGCCTGGCTGCGTTATCGCTTCGGCTGGTGGATCAGGTACATCGTCAGGATCGGTCAGTCCTTCTTCGGGGTCATCTGCAAGCAAGTCAGATAATTCGCCTGGCTCAAACCCCAACAGCGACAGATCGAAATCGGCGTACTCCAAATTCGTCAACTCCAGGTGCAGCAAGTCCTCGTCCCAACCTGCGTTCTGTGCCAGCCTGTTGTCTGCGAGTATGTACGCACGCCTCTGCGCCTCGGACAGCCCTTGCAACTCGATCACGGGTATATCTGTCTGCTCTAACTTTCGCGCAGCCTGGACACGTCCATGTCCCGCGATGATGCCATTCTCACCATCTATCAAGACAGGGTTAGTCCAGCCGAACTCTTTTATGCTCGCAGCTATCTGCGCCACCTGCTCGTCGCTGTGAGTCCTGGCATTGTTGACGTATGGAATGAGCGTGTCGATGTTGCGATATTCGACCGACAGGTCAGGCGCGTGACGTTGACCTTCGTTGCCGTTATTACTGGTGGCTGTCGCCTTTCTCATTTTTTCGTGAGTGGGCGAGTCCTGACCCTGTTTAGCCATAGTTCCCCTTGCTGCGCTGTTAGATGAGCGTTGTTCCCTCGGTGGCAGATGCGCCAAGCCCAGGGTCTGCCGTTAGGCGAGAGGAACCACGCCCGACGTTATCGTAGCACAGGGCGCATACACGGTCGCCTCTGGCGGGTTATTAGCGTATTCGTCCTGCAAGCCCTGTCTGTCGATGCTGGATACGTTGAATCGGGATTCTGAACCTTAGTCCAATCCTCCTGTTACTTAACGTGACTTTAAGTAACTTTTTTAATATTAATAAATATAAATAGGTTACTTAGTTACTTAATGTTTCTTAATGTTACTTAAGTTACTACGCACGCGAGGTAATTAAAGAAAAACCCCTCATGTTTTTCAACGAGGGGCTTGTCCTGTTTCCCTGTTGGGTTACGTTAGAAGAAACTGTTTGAATCTTGCTGTAATTATTGGCTGACACTTTTCGCACCACTCAGGAACCGCTGCGTGGTACTCAGCAAGTTTGCGAGTCTCGTGTCCAACCAGGTTGCTGTGAGTATCGCAGACCGTGTACCAGTTCTGGTCATCGTCCATAAACGTCTTGCTGCGGTTGTCTACTACTGCGATTTGCGAGCCTGTAATTCGATTCTTGCGAGGTTTGATATATGTAGTCATTTTAGAGTGTGTTCCTTCCGTAGCCTACATGTTCCTCTAATACCGTTACATCGATTCCTGCGTTCAGAGCCTCCCTGTTTACCCATGCCCTCAATGACTGCTGCAATAACTGAACTTCATCTTCGTATCGTTCAAAAATGCCTTCCAGTATGTTCAGTTCCTTCGCCTTGTCCACTGCACATTCCTTGTGTATATAACGGTCATAAACTAAACCATATTTGTCGGCTACTGCATAGCTTTTGAAAAGTAACTGTTCACTAATCGTGGCTGGCTCTTTTACTTCGTACATTTTTTAGTTCCTTTCGTTTAGAACCGCCTGGTTCTTTAACTCCTATGCCCCTGCTCAGTCAGACTGGCAGGGGCGGTAGGCTGTATGC